GTGACACTCGTTGGGGCTTCTCTGAACGTGTCTGGGACTTCGAATTTGGCGAATCTTGTCAGTTCCAACATATTTGGAGTGGAACTTGCAGGAACCTCACTGAATGTGTCTGGGACTTCTAATCTGGTGACACTCGTTGGGGCTTCTCTGAACGTGTCTGGAACTTCGAATTTGGCGAATCTTGTCAGTTCCAATATATTTGGAGTGGCACTTTCAGGAACCTCACTGAATGTGTCAGGGACTTCTAATCTGGTGACACTCGTTGGGGCTTCTCTGAACGTGTCTGGAACTTCGAATTTGGCGAATCTTGTCAGTTCCAATATATTTGGAGTGGCACTTTCAGGAACCTCACTGAATGTGTCAGGGACTTCTAATCTGGTGACACTCGTTGGGGCTTCTCTGAACGTGTCTGGAACTTCGAATTTGGCGAATCTTGTCAGTTCCAATATATTTGGAGTGGCACTTTCAGGAACCTCACTGAATGTGTCAGGGACATCCAATCTCGCGAATATATTCACAAATAACCTTCAAGCTACAACTTCTATCCAACTGAATACACCAGTTACGTATCCAGTTCATTTTCCAGTTACACTCGGTGGTGCACTCTCAGATGAGACTACTACACTCACTACTGGAACCAAACTTACATTCAGAGCACCTTTCCCATTTACTATATCAGGAACCATACCGCCTCTATTTACATTGAATGCCAATTCAGCTTCATCAAATGTGACATTTAGCATTCTTAAAAACGGTTCGACTGTATATTCCGTAAATCCCAATGTTTCTTCTGTTTCAACATTCCTTTCTTCAAATGTTACGCCAGGAACTCTTATAGGAGGTTCAAATGCAATTGCATACCTTGACAAGATTGATATAACTATAGTAAGTATAGGATCTGGTACGCCCAACGGTGCTAAATGTACAATTTATTGTGATTAAGTATATCAGATGGGATCGAGACTGTTCTTTAACCCATATATATTTGCAAGCTTACCGGTACCGACATCCACGTACGGTTGGAGAGCATATGTTGATGCAGCCTCCAGCACGGATATAGGTTACTCTGTTGCCGTCGACAGCCAAAACAATGTATACCTCGTTGGTGGTAATGGCGCTGTATCCGCAACCGTATACAATTCAGCTGGTGCATCTTCTGGACTCACTGTGCCAACAAGTTCGGCGTTTATAGTTCAGTACTCACAGTCCGGTGCAGTCAACTGGAGGGCATACGTGAATGGCACAGGTACAGATGTAGGCAGATCAGTTGATACAGATTCATCAGGTAATGTATATCTAGCAGGTTTGAACGGAGCAGCTGTGGCAACCGTATTCGATTCAGGTGGTGTATCTTCTGGACTCACTGTTCCAATTGCTTCAGCTTTTCTAGTTCAGTACTCTTCTTCTGGAGCAGTCAACTGGAGAGCATATGTTGATGCAGCCTCCAGCACGGATATAGGATATGCTGTTGCTACAGATTCTTCAAGTAATGTATACCTTGTTGGTGGTAATGGCACTGTATCTGCAACCGTATTCAATTCAGCTGGTGTATCTTCTGGACTCACAGTCCCAACAAGTTCGGCGTTTATAGTTCAGTACTCTTCTTCGGGGGCAGTCAACTGGAGGGCATATGTAAATGGTACAGGTACAGATGTAGGCAGAGCAGTTGATACAGATTCGTCAGGTAATGTATATCTAGCAGGTTTGAACGGAGCAGCTGTGGCAACCGTATTCGATTCAGCTGGCGTATCTTCTGGACTCACTGTTCCAATTGCTTCAGCTTTTCTAGTTCAGTACTCTCCTTCTGGTGCAGTCAACTGGAGAGCATATGTTGATGCAGCCTCCAGCACGGATATAGGATATGCTGTTGCCGTCGACAGCCAAAACAATGTATATCTAGCAGGCGTGAACGGAGCAGCTGTGGCAACCGTATTCGATTCAGCTGGTGTATCTTCTGGACTCACAGTTCCAGTTGCTTCAGCATTTCTAGTCAAATACAGCTCGACTGGGGGTGTCTTGTGGAGAGCATATGTAGACCACGCGGGTACAACAGACTCTGCATTCGGAGTTGCAGTTGATTCGCTCGATAATGTTTATATAACGGGTACGAATGCATCTAATGGGACATCTACGAAGATTTTCAATTCAAATGTATACGGTACAACATGGTCGAATGTGACATTGTCAGTACAGACTGCATTCATAGTGAAATATGATTCAACTGGTAAATATGTATGGAATTCACAAGTCGACTGTAATAGTAGCACGAGTGCAGATATTGGCTACGGAATAACAACAGATCCACTAAATAACGTATATATTGTAGGAACCAATCCAGTTGCAGCAAATATTTATAATTCAAGTGATATTATTAGCCCTTTGTACCTGCCTACAAGTTCATCATTCATTGTAAAGTATAATTCGGCTGGTGAAATAGATGATCAATCTTCGTTTAAAAGATGGCCACCAGTGGATATACCATACGCGAGTTGGGCAGGATCTTCGCCTTCATTTTCATATACAATGTCAGGTCAGTTGTATGGAAATGGTGTATATAATATAACCTCAACTGCACCAGGTACTACCGGATATGATACGAGAACCTTATTCGATAACTCAGTTGTATGGGATAATTCAATTGGATACGTACGATCAACCACGCCAGCATTCATACAAATCCAATTTCCTTCCGCAGTAGTTATACGAATATACGGTATTTATCCAGCGTTGGGTTATGCTGGATTCACTGCATGGACGTTTGATGGCTCAGATAATGGATCGTCCTGGACAACTCTCGACACGAAGAGCTCACAGGATTACGCAAGCAAAGGTGGAGGATGGTGGTCATATGTGAATAATGTAACCGCGTTTAGTTATTATCGTATAAATTTTACAGCGCCAGCATCTGGAAACTTTTATTTACGAAATTGGAGAATGTACCAGGCGAATGCACCGATAGATTACCCATTGTCTTCACTCACAAATGATACAACTCTAGCGTCTAGCGTTATAAGCAACCCATTACTTTTCAATGCATTCGATAACAATACTTCTACATTCTTAAATCTCAATTCTTCCAATTATAGCACCACATCACCCTATGCTTATACAGGCACAATATCTACAACCGTATCTGGTAACACAATATTCGGAGATTGGGTGAGTATAATACTTCCAAACGCAATACGTCTAACTTCATATAGAATAACACCCAGAAACGATGCAAGTTTTGGCCAGACTCCAAGATCTTGGATGATTGCAGGATCAAACGACGGTACTACTTGGGCTTCTCTTGACGAAAGATCAACTATTGTTTGGACACAGGGGCAGACGCAGTTTTTTACAGTTTCAACCGTATTACCTGATTATGCAAGATATCGGATTATCATACGAGCATCACTAGACCCATTTCCAGCCATTGCAGAATGGAAATTATCTGGTATTTAATCGTGTCTTTTTTCCACCGATATATATAGGTGAGATGAAGCATTGGGGACCAGACCTATGGTCATTTATTCATGTGACCTGCCTTACATGTAAACCTTCAACAGCTCGGAAAGTACTTTACGGTATAGTCAGTGTTCTACCGTGTGATCAGTGCCAAACACACTATCGAATGTATCTAGCATCCGTTCCTCCTTCTGGTAATCTATTCAAGTGGTCAGTCGATTGTCATAACTGGATCAACATAAGACTCGGAAAACCCATATTTAGCTACGACCAAGCTCTCCGAAAATACTCGTAGATGACAATAGATGGCGTCTGCCACATCGCCAATCATCTATGCAAGCACACTGAATGTTTTTGCCACAACAAACACTGCAAACCTCTCAGCAGAAACGATTGTGGCGAGCAACATTCAGAGCACCTCAGGATCCATCTCAGGTCTCAGTTCACTCGAAGTAACCGGTCCAGTCGACATTCAAGGACCAACCATCGTAAACAATCAGCTCCAGGTTGCTGGTCTCACTACATTCACAGGTCTAGTCACTGGCCAGACTATCGAATGCATAGAACTCAGGACGACAAACTTTACTGCAACTGGAGCAAGCGCCATAACAACCACTGACGTCACGACAACAAACATGATAACAGACGATCTCGTCGCACAAACTGCATCCATCGGAGAATTCACATCCATGATAATAGCCCCAACCGCAAACATTACCCTAGCAAACATAGCAAGTCTAAACGTATCAGGGACTGCAAATATTTCAGACATTGACATTCAGACTATAAACGTACTCAGTGCGAACGTAACAGGTACACTATCAGTATCTGGTACCACAAAATTCCAATCTGTAAACTGCACAAGCATCAACATCACTGGTGGTATTGACATTAACAAGACGGTATTCAATGTCATCAATGTATCGGACGCAAACATAGCAGGAGGTGCAGCTAACCTTTCTTTCGCAAACGTAATAAATTTTTCTGCACAAAACTTTGCAGTATCCGGTGCATTCACCTTCCCACCTGTATCAGTCATGACAACTGCAAACATTGCGGACGCTAACATTGCCGCAGGCGCAGCCGTTTTTTCAAATCTGGTAGCCTCAAATGTAACCATACTGTCATCACCATCAATCACAACATCATCTGCAACCATAGCAGGTGGCACAGCAACACTTGCTCAAGGTACAATCACAAACCTTACAGTACTCAACAGGGCCACAATAGCCTCCGCAAATGTATCTGGAACATCAAACCTTGCAAATATTGTCAGCTCCAATATACTCGGAAGTGCACTCACAGGTACAGTGATCACAGGGTCTTCACTAAACGTGACAGGTACTTCAAACCTTGCAAATCTTGTCAGCTCCAACATATTTGGAGATGTAGTCAGAGGTACTGGTCTCATTGGATCCTCACTGAATGTGTCTGGCACATCTAATCTGGTAACAGTCACAGGAACCTCTCTGAATGTGTCTGGGACAAGTAATCTGGTGACCGTATCTGGGTCTTCATTGAACGTATCTGGTACGAGTAACCTTGCAAACCTGGTGAGTTCCAATATATTTGGGTCGGTACTCACAGGTACAACAGTCACTGGTTCCTCTCTGAATGTGTCTGGAACAAGTAATCTTGTGACCGTAACAGGATCTTCCATGAATGTCTCTGGAACTTCTAATCTGGTAACTGTAACAGGGTCTACACTGAATGTGTCCGGGGCCAGTAACCTTGCAAACCTGGTGAGTTCCAATATTTTTGGTTCGATCGTCAGAGCATCTGGGTTCACTGGAACATCTCTGAATGTGTCTGGTACATCTAACCTTGTGACCGTAACAGGATCTTCACTGAACGTATCTGGGACTTCAAATCTTGCAAACATTGTCAGCTCCAACATATTTGGAGATGTAATCAGAGGTACAGTGATCACAGGGTCTTCGTTGAATGTGACGGGTACCAGTAACCTTGCAAATATTGTAGGATCAAATATATTTGGAGGGTCACTTGCAGGTACAACAGTAAATGGGGCTTCTTTGAATGTGTCTGGGACCAGTAACCTTGCAAATCTAGTCAGCTCCAACATATTTGGATCTTCACTTGCAGGTACAGTCCTCACAGGAACATCACTGAATGTGTCTGGGACGAGTAACCTTGCAAATCTGGTGAGCTCAAACATATTTGGGTTGGCACTTGCAGGTACCTCACTGAATGTAGCAGGGACCAGTAACTTTGTGACAGTCACTGGTGGGTCACTGAATGTTTCTGGGACTAGTAATCTGGTGACCGTAACTGGGACTTCACTGAATATAGCTGGGACTTCGAATCTGGCCAACTTGGTCAGTTCAAATATTGTGGCTGGAAGTGCTGTTATAGGTACTCTCGTATTCACACAGGGGCAGACATTTCAGAATGTTCTGACTGTAAACAACACAGCGTCTATAGTAAATTTGTTTGTTTCTAATTCAGTCACAGTCACAAATGTCTCTTCGAGTGCCATTTCAACTGCGTCTCTTAATGTATCCGGAACTGCAAACCTGACGAATATATCACTCTCGAGTATTTCACCAACCTCACTGAATGTAGCTGGTACATCCAACCTGACGACACTTGCAGTTGGTACTCTGACATATACAGGACCTATAACTGCAACCAGCATAACAGGGTCTTCACTAAATGTGGCTGGGACCAGTAACCTTGCAAACCTGGTGAGTTCCAATATATTTGGATCGATAGTTACAGGTACAGTGATCACAGGGTCTTCACTGAATGTGACGGGTACGAGTAACCTTGCAAACCTGGTGAGTTCCAATATATTTGGATCGGTACTTGCAGGTACAACAGTCACTGGAACCTCACTGAATGTATCAGGAACCAGTAACTTGGTCACTGTCACTGGTGGGTCCCTGAATGTGTCTGGAACTAGTAATCTGGTAACAGTCACTAGTGGGTCCCTGAATGTGTCTGGAACAAGCAACCTATCTACAATTGCAGTTGGGACATTGAATTACGCGGGACCATTGAGTATATCAACACTGAATGTTTCAGGAACATCTAATCTATCAGGTATTCTTTCTGGATCTTCAATGAACCTTACAGGGACTGCAAACATTGCAAATCTTGTAACATCCAACCTTGGGTTTTCTGGTGGTCTTGCAGCACCGAGCTACACAGGAGGGTCTCTGAATATAACAGGGACATCGAACCTGGCAAACCTGGTGAGTTCCAATATATTTGGTGGGATCATAGGGGCAACAGACATTAATGGAACCTCGCTGAATATAACAGGCACTTCAAACCTCTCAAACATTGTCAGTTCAAATATATTTGGTACCATAGTCAGATCCACTGCACTCACTGGATCGGCACTGAATGTTTCTGGGGCATCTAATCTTTTCAGTCTCACAACTACACAACTTGGTGTGAATGGTGCAACCAGTCTGATTACGATTAATGCGTCTGGAACAAGTAACCTGAGTACCCTTGTCGTACCTGGTACAACCACTTTTGGGTCTGATGTATATGGTATACCCCTTCACACAACCATAGCGTGCTCTGCAGAAAATGGATCTGTAAAGATTGATGGATCTGCCGTTTCAACTATAACAGCCCCTGTAAACATGCTCATAACAGGTACAAGAGCATATCTGGTGAATACAAATCCAACTGCTACACTGACTATAAATGTTTTACACGGATCTTCACTCGCTTCATTGACTTCCATTTATTCAGGGGTTTCCTACATGACTGTTGGTGCGAATCAACCAGTCTCGTGGACAGGAACAGGATCGTCAGGTGGTACACTTTCAACTCTGTCAGGTGTTTCCGTGTCTCAAGGTCATTATATTAGGATCACTTCAACAGGAAGTGGAACCGCGCCGAAAGGTCTCAAAGTTATACTCTATTACAAACAGATACCTTAGGTATAATAAGAACCAGTCGGTCCAAATTTAGTTACAAATGCTGAAGTCCCTGTAGGTAACGCTCCAAGAATCAATCCAGTTTCTGTTTTTATTGTTGGGGTTCCATTGTTGTCACCACCAATATATACGTTCCCAGAAGAATCAGCTGTTACAGAGTACCCGATGACAGATAAAGTATCATCAATTATCCTAGAGTATTGGTATGTTCCAGCAGAATTAAACTTTGAACAAAAACCTGTTCCTCCCGAGCTCGCAGGTAGAGTAGCTACACTTGTTGAAACATTCGAGCTATTCACAAACTTTATTGTTGGGGTTCCATTGTAATATCCAGCAAGATATACGTTCCCAGAAGAATCAGTTGTTACAGAGAACCCGACGTCACTCGCAGACGAAGAATCTACAACGAAGGAAAATTGGTAAGTCCCAGCAGAATTGAACTTTGAACTGAAGGCGGTGTTTAAGGTACCTGAGCTCACAGGTAGAGTAGCTACACTTGTTGAAACATTAGAACTGTTTACAAACTTTATTGTTGGGGTTCCATCATAGTCTCCAGCAAGATATACATTATCAGACGAATCGACTGTTACAGAGTATCCACCGTCATTACCAACTGAATCTACAACGAAGGAATATTGGTAGGTTCCAGCAGAATTGAACTTTGAACAGAAGACTGCTGTTCCTCCAGAGTCAGCAGGTATAGTAGCTACACTTGTTGAAACGTTCGAACTATTCACAAACTTTATTGTTGGGGTTCCATTGTATTCTCCAGCAAGATATACGTTCCCAGAAGAATCAGTTGTTAATCCGCGCCCGATTTCAGCTCCAGCAGAATCTACAACGAAAGAGTGTTGGTAAGTCCCAGTAGAATTGAACTTTGAACAGAAGGCTGCCGCATCTGAACTCGCAGGTAGAGTCGCTACGCTTGTTGAAACATTAGAACTGTTTACAAACTTTATCGTCGGGGTTCCAGCATATTGTCCACCAATGTATACGTTCCCAGAAGAATCAGTTGTTACAGAATTTCCTCTGTCAGTTCCTGCCGAATCTACAACAAAAGAGTATTGGTAGGTTCCAGCAGAATTGAACTTTGAACAGAAGACTCCTGTTCCTCCTGAACTCGCAGGTAGAGTCGCTACACTTGTTGAAACATTAGAACTGTTCACAAACTTTATCGTTGGGGTTCCACTGTATCCACCAGAAAGATATGTATTACCAGACGAATCGGTTGTTACAGAGTATCCGATTTCAGCACCAGTAGAATCTACAACGAAAGAGTATTGATATGTTCCAGAAGAATTAAACTTTGAACAGAAGGCTGCTGTTGATCCATCGTCTGCCGGTAAAGTCGCTATATTTGTGGCTACATTCGAGCTGTTTACAAACTTTATTGTTGGGGTTCCATCGTATTCACCGACAATATATATATTATCAGAAGGATCGTTTGTTACTCCCCACGTTATATCATTTCCTGTAGAATCTACTACTATCGAATAAGAAGACACGTCTAAATTAGGAGTATACGATCCATCTATATCGAATTTCAATAAAAATGCACAATTTAAAGAACTGCCAGGCAGAGTTGACACATTGGTTGAAACATTAGAACTGTTCACAAACTTTATTGTTGGTGTACCGATGTATTCACCAGAAATATATAAGTTATCAAAAGAATCAGCTGTTAATCCCCGTGATATATCTGTTCCAGTAGAATCAATAACGATAGAGTATTGGTAGGTTCCAGCAGAATTAAACTTTGAACAGACGGCTGCTGTTCCTGAACTCGCAGGTAGAGTCGCCACATTTGTTGAAACATTCGAGCTGTTTACAAATTGTACAGTTGGAGTTCCATTGTACGAACCAGCAACATATACATTATCAGATGAATCTGTTGTTACAGCGTATCCTATATCATTTCCAGAAGCATCTACTACAAAAGAGTATTGGTAGGTTCCAGAAGAATTAAACTTTGAACAGAAGGCTGCTGTTCCTGAACTCGCAGGTAGAGTAGCTACACTTGTGGAAACATTCGAGCTATTCACAAACTTTATCGTTGGGGTTCCATTGTAATATGCATTAAGGTACAGATTACCAGATGAATCAGTTGTTACAGAGTTTCCTATATCAGTTCCTGAAGAATCTACAACGAAAGAGTATTGGTAGGTTCCAGAAGAATTAAACTTTGAACAGAAGGCTGCAATACCTGAGCTTACAGGTAGAGTCGCTACACTTGTCGAAACATTAGAACTGTTTACAAACTTTATTGTTGGGGTTCCATTGTATTCTCCAGCAAGATATACATTATCAGACGAATCGGTTGTTACAGAGTTTCCGGTATCATTTCCAGCAGAATCAACAACGAAGGAATATTGGTAGGTTCCAGCAGAATTAAACTTTGAACAGAAGGCTGCCAATGCCGTACTCGCAGGTAGAGTAGCTACACTTGTGGCTACATTCGAGCTATTCACAAACTTTATTGTTGGGGTTCCAGCATATTCACCACCAATGTATACGTTCCCAGAAGAATCAGCTGTTACAGAGTTTCCAATATCAAATCCAGCAGAATCTACAACGAAAGAATATTGGTAAGTTCCAGTAGAATTGAACTTTGAACAGAATGCTGCAACTCCTGAACTCACGGGTAGAGTAGCTACACTTGTGGAAAAATTCGAGCTGTTTACAAATTGTACTGTTGGGGTTCCATCGTACTGTCCAGATATATATAGATTATCAGACAAATCTGTTGTTACAGAGTATCCTATATCATTTCCTGCAGAATCTACAACGAAAGAGTATTGATAGATCCCTTCAGAATTGAACTTTGAACAGAAGGCTGCCGTTCCCGAACTCACAGGAAGATTGCCTACGAAACCTCCGAATTGATCACTTATGGATGGCGTTCCAGAATACTGTCCAGCAAGATATATATTGTCAGATGAGTCAGTTGTTACAGAGAATCCAATATCATTCCCAGTACCATCAATTATCCTAGCAAACTGAGGGGTCACAGTCAACTCGTACGTATATGCATCAATGACGTCAGTCATCTTACAGTGAGCCCGAATTTCTTTTTGATGATAGATTTCGCACCAGTAAGTGTCGGAGAAGACCACAAGAGCCAACGAGACCAGAACCCTGGTGTCTTTGGGTCGTTCCAATTTTCACGTGATCTGTGCCTCGTGAGATAACGCTGCATACGCGCAGGGTCCTTATGAACAGTGTAGTCAGAGTATCCCTTGGCACCAAACTTGACAGTCTTTCCATCAGGAAATTCCACCTGATACTTTTTAGGACCAGTCGAAAGTTTCTTTAAGGCGACCTTCACCATCTCTTAGAATGGTATACGTTTTGAAATCTGGACAACCAGGAATATAGTCAAGAGGTTAATGACAAGTATACCAATAAGATAAGGGGTGAACTCTTTGAGAACCAAAGAAAACACCTGCTTACTGATAGGACCATCATCCGTTTCTGAATCCGAATCCATGGATAGATTCTTGAAACTCGACAAGCAAAAAACCAAGAGAGGCCCCCGCACTGAATGGCTCGAAGACTTGGTAAAGACTCATGGAAAGGTTTTCATATGGGGAAAGTCTGGTATTGGAAAGACTTGGACCGCAAAGAGTCTGACTCTCGACGGATCCCTGACCATATTCGACGACGACGATGATTTTTCTGTAGAAGTTTCAACCAAATACGCATTGTATATCGGTAACAACTCCTCACAGTGCCCAGAAGGTATACCTTCATTCGAGTACGTGCCATGGACATCTTCTGAAACTCTCAGGGGTTCTGCCGGTATGTTTGGAACCCTCGATACATATGAAGAACCATCAGATATCGTGAGACGTCTATTACGCGGTGAAAGATTTGAAATACCAGACATTGCTGAAAGAGGGTATATGTATGCTCTGATACATGAGAATCACAAGACGTGTGACGTTAGAGTTCTGGAGGCACTTTCAAATGCAGACATATTCGACACATACATCTACAAGAACAGCGACTGGGCATACACAAACTATTTTGTATCAGAGGGTCTATTGAAACCATCATATATCATAGATCCGGTGAATGCCACTGACCTTGTTCCAGGGTCACTATGGACAAAGCACCAAAACATGTGCATGCGGAGAAAACGACTAAAAGCTCTTTACCAAAAAGGATTCACAATGGATCATCTTCCATTGATCAGGGATCATTTGAATGAGGGGGTTATTCATCCAAGCCTTGAGGTTCAAGACATTGATATATTAAACCATGTTTGCAAGATTAAACGGGCACAGTCACTTAAGAAACAAATCAGAGAGCGAAGCGGAAGATGAGACTCCAGGTGTATACACAAGGGTGATTGGAAATGAGGTTTACTTTTATGGAGAGGTTTCGCAAGAATCTGTACTAGAGCTGAACATTACTCTAAAAACTCTGCAGAGGGACCTTCTCATTAAATATGCAGAGATTGGACTTGAGGAATCTCCAACAATCAAACTATACATACACAGTGAGGGAGGGTGTGTATTTGCAGGTCTGTCTGCAATGGATCATATTCGTACGATGAAAATTCCAGTCACTACAATTGTTGACGGGGTGTGCTGTAGTGCAGCAACATTCATACTCCTCGGTGGAAAAAAACGACTCATGAAAGAAAACTCGTTCGTTCTAATTCATCAGTTGTCGAATACATTTTGGGGAAAGTTTGAGGAGCTCAAGGATGAGATGGAGACTGTGACAAAGCTCATGGAGCACATCAAGAACCTTTACCGAAAGAACACAACACTGTCAGAGACGAAATTGAAGAGGCTTATGAAGAGGGATGTCTATCTTGATGGTGACGAGTGCATAAGGTACAATATTGTTGAGGGGACTATTTAGAAAGTTGCACTACCTATTGAATTACCCAAACTATCATAAAACTGAATACTTTTATTACGATAGTCTCCTATCGAAATAGACGTTAAAGACACAGGAATACTTACTTGATTAGGACCAGATGTTACATTTGGTATATTAGTTGATTGATTTATATTTGTACCGCCAGAAACACTTCCTGTAGCAATAAGGTTGGCTCTAACATTATTTAAATTTTGAGAACTATTAAAAGTAAACCCTACGTGTGAATTTGAAGAACTTATTGCAAGTATAGCTGATATAACTGATGGACCAGGGGTTCTTGCAGGTCATGGAGCAATGGGACCTGTATTTACAGAAAGAAGCGTAATATCTGTCAGATTAGTTACCGTTGCGAAAGGGCTTGTAGCAAGCTTATTCCCAAACGTATCCACAAAGTATCCGTAGAAATTGAATGGTGAGTCCGGTAGGCTCGTTATTCTCAGTATTCTATCGCCTGTTCCTATGCGAATATGTGTATATCCGGTAGCTGTTATCCCCCACGTGCTTATAAAACTACCATCAGATATGGAGTTCGTTCTACCGGTCCCATCATCGGCTGCGACATTAACATGTAAATTTTGTCGTCTGATTGTTTGTAGAGAGTTGAACGTTATTGCAACCAGTGCAGGTCCTGGAGCGGTGAAGCCACTGGGACTTGTCGGCGTTTCACTGGGACCATTGGGACCACTGGGACCACTGGGACCAGGGGTTCTTGCAGGTCCTGGAGCAATGGGACCTGTATTTACAGAAAGAAGCGTAATATCTGTCAGATTAGTTACCGTTGAGAAAGGGCTTGTAGCAAGCTTATTCCCAAACGTATCCACAAAGTATCCGTAGAAATTGAATGGTGAGTCCGGTAGGCT